GCGCCCCATCCGTGTCTGCGTTGACGCTAACAGCCTGCCAGGTCGCATCCTGCTGCCGCTCCATCATGAACCCCACCGCGTTGGTGGCGTTCGTCTGAAGCGTGCCGTCTTCGTCTTCAATCGGCACCTCGCCCGCAGCGTTCTGATCGGTAAACCCGATAAACAACGCCACGGCCGCGCTCGCGTCCGTGACGGCACGCACTTCACAGTCAAGGAAGTACCCCGCGTTCTCGTCCACCTCAAACGCGAGGGGGCCGATCACCTGGGTGATGCCGTCTTCTTCAGCTACACAGGCCAGTTGCAGGCCGCGCCCGGGCAACCCCGGATCAACAATCGAACCGCCAGCCGATCCGGCGATATGCACGTTGTAGTGCACGATGTGGCCGTTGTCGACGTAGGTGCCACCGAAGTCCGATGGGTCTGTGAGCTGGAGTCCATCATTCATAGCCATGATTTTTCTCCCTTAGCTCGTTGGCGCAGTGGCGTCGAAGTACTGCTCCACGCCGCCCGAATCGAACCGTTCGGCGTAGATGTACTCATCGAACATGAAGATCGCATCCGCACGCCGACCAACAAGTCGCTCTGTCTCAGTTTCCAGGTCGTGGCCTTCGACCAGCACGATCGCCATCTTGGCAAAGGTGCCGCCCTTGAAGTCTCCACTGCTGTCCGCACCAACAACGGCATCGAACACAATGCCGGCGCCACCCATCGTCATCTCCACGACGCCATTCTTGATCAGGTCTTCGGTGAGGCCACCGTAGATGCTGATGTTGCCAATCGGCGCCAGTTCGGCCGAGAGGTCACGTCGCTGGAAGGGGTGATGCACGGAGAAGAACGGCGCGACGCCGTGCTCCGTTGCGTTGCCCTCGATCGTCACCACAGCCGCTTCGATGTAGCCCTCAGCGAAGGTCGTCCCCGCGCCGCCGAATGACGTGCTGAATTGATCGAGTTGGGTGATGCCGTCTTTGCCCTTCGTGCGCGCCATTGAACTGCCGGCCAAACTGCCGGTCTGCGCAAACACGTTGGGGGAAATGCGACGCCGCACCCGGTCGGTCATGATGATCTCAAAGCCCACCTCTTGCGGGGTGGCTTGGAGAAGCTGATCGACCAGTTGCTGCGGCGCGTTGAACTCTTCGCCCTCGCTGATTGGCTGTGCGTCATTCAGACGGCTCAGCGCGACCTCTTCCCAGGTCAGCCCTGTGCCCTCGGCGAGCCGCTGCCGGTCCACGAGCTGAGGCATGCGCCCCTCTTGCTCACGCACGATGCGGGCGGCCGCCTTGATGACGGGTAGTGAATCAGCCAGAGACGAAGTGGTAGTAACGCCTGCTGCCATGATTTATCTCCGGATGTACCCCGTGTCCAACATCGCCTGTTTCGCTTCTTCAAGCGAATGCGAATTAGGGTCGTCCCCCCATTCGCGGATAATGGTCAACGGGTCTTTGGATTTTGCCGGTACTGCCGCAGCGGGTGGATTGGCCCCAGCCGCTGCTTTCCGCCGAGCCAGGCGCCCATTGCGTCCGTCTTGATCGTCAACCCAGTCACGGGCAATATCCACGGCCTCGAACGGGTTTTCTGACTGACTCCCTTTTTGCCATATTTCGGCGGGAATCGTCGTCGGGTCCACGTTCTGTGACTGGGCGTAACTCACAATCCGTTGCTGTGCTTGCTGCCATTCCGGCGGCAAGGGCGGCTGCTGAGCGGTCTGCATCTCCGAGCGCAACTCATCCATCATGGCGGCGCGGTCGGATTGACTCTGAAATGTATCAATCAAGGAGGCGACACTGGTCTTCGACTGCTCGTCCAATACATCGGAGGTGGAAATGCCCTGAGCGAGCGCTACAAGGAGTTGGTCGCGGTTGTCCATACGAGTGAGAAGTTCCTCGACCCGCTTGGACCCCTTATCGACTTCACTCTGTAACCCACCCACCCGGCCCATCGCTGACTGGAGTTGCATCACCCGATCAGCATTCAGGCCGAGTTCGTCGAGCCGCGATTGCACGGGGTCGGCGACTACCTCAGAGGCGGCTGCATCGTCTTGCTCAGAGGAAGGGGCGTCTACCTCGGTAACCTCATCGGCTACCGGCGCATCCGCTACTTGCTCCGGGGAAAACTCCGCAGTGGCCTCTGCGTTTTCATTCTCTGGCGGCATAGTCTTTCTCCACCATTCCTTTCAAACTATACGGAATCCTTATTGATCACGCCACTTAGTACCGGGCACGGCGTGCCCGTGGTGCGCGACGTGTCTGACCAAACCGTTGCCGAATGCCAGACTCCACCTCCCCAAGCGATGTGTTGTATTCCGACGCGAGTTGGGAACCAAACGCGGCACGCTCATTCGGCGTCAGGGAACCCATCAATCCCGGCGTCGGCATCCGGAACCCAAACTCCAGCGGGGCGGGTCGCTGCCCAGCAAGGACATCGCGCGGCCCCGGCGGGAGGAACGCCCGCTTGCGTTCGACAATGCCCGCTTGGGTAAACATCGGCGGCACGGGGAAGTCGGGAATCGTGTAGTTGAACCCAGTGAGGGCGTTGTACCCCTGAGTTGTTCCTGGTGTCGCGCCGGCGGGAGGTGGTGCAGCCTGGGTAGACGTAGAACCCGCACCCGGATACGGATTTTGATTCGCCAGAACGTTCTTCCAATAATCGCCTAAGTCATCCCACCAATCGGTGGATTCTGTATGGGGGAATCCATGCTCCGCACGTGGTAGGCGCCCAAACTGTGCTAACCGTGCCGCGCGTGGCGACATCTGGTTCATCGGGATGACCTTCAGCGGCGCGCCGGTGGGGTTGAGCACGAGTTCTGGGTTGGGCCGGCCGAACGAGGAATCTCCCGTAATCAGCGCCCGCGTTCCGCGCGTCTGCCCCCCGTATTGCAGTTCAGGGAGTTCTGCATCAAACCCCGAAAGCCCCTGGTCGCGCAGTCTCCGAAGTGTATCTGCATCAAAGCGGTTTCGAGCCCACGCTGCTGCTTCAGGTGTGCCGTATTGAGAAGGATCAAAGGGGTCGTCAAACATTCTTTCCGGGTCAGGTATTTCTAGATCTGCGCCAGCACCATCTGGCTGAATCCAACCTGAACCCGGACCACCGGGCGTAATAACTCTGGGTGGAGGAGGGGGGTCGTCAAACATTCTTTCCGGGTCAGGTATTTCGTCGTCAATCGGCGGCTCGTCAATCGGCGGCTCGTCAATCGGCGGCTCGTCAATCGGCGGCTCGTCAATCGGCGGCGGACTCCACGGCGGTGGCATCTGTGGCAGCGGGGTGGAGACAGGCGCCGCCGCTCCCGGCGGGTAGATCCCAGCCGCTTGATCAGCGAGGAATGCCTGAATGTCGGCGAACTGCTGTGCCGATTGATTGAGCAGGTCCGCCTGGGTTGTCTGCGGCCACCACGGCGTCTCTCCCCGTGCCGTCGCCATGCCCCATCCCACATCGGCCGGGTTCCGCAGAAGCTCGGCCTGCTGCTGCGTCTGCTGCAACGCCAACTGACCGAACTGCGGGATCAACCCTGTGAGCTGCCCGAACTGCTCAGTACCCGCCCGGATGTTCGCCTGGCGCTGATCCTCAAGAAGTTGCCGTGCAAACCGGGACTCAAGCCCTGCCTGCGTAACGTCAAACTGGCGCACCGTTTCGGGGAATTCCTGCCCAAACTCCCACGCCCGTTGCCCCTCGGTCACCATGCTCGACCGCACCGACTCGGCCAGCTCTGCATTTCGTGCAGCCAGATTGCCGATATCCGCCGCCGACATCGTGTTGTGACGCGCCATCGAGTTGGCAAGTGAGCCCTTCTCGTACGCCGACATCTGATTGAAGTTGCGGTCGGATTTCAACCAGGCGATTGCGTCGAGCGTGGGGATTTTGTAGGTGACCCCATCGATCGGGATCTCTACGAGATCGGCTTGCTCCTGTGCATGCGCAAACGCCGCTTCCGGGGTGACGGGAAAGTCCTCGCCGTCGAGCGTGACCGTGGGTTGCTCAACTGGGAGAGGCCCATAGATGTCCAGCCGTCTCCCCGTCGCCACCCAGATCGCGTTTTGTATGGCCTCATCGCCGCCACCGTTCGGCCCCCGCGCATCTGCTACCCAATTAATGACATCATCACGGGTGTAACCGTGGCCGTTGGGGTCGGTCAGTTCGGGGAAGCCTGAGATAATCCTCTCTGCTTCCCGCAGAATTGCCGGGCGCCCTCTGTCAGGCGCTCCCTCCAGCAACCAGCCAGTAAGATCGGATACCCTTCCCTCTTCAGAGAGGTAGGAGCGGATAACGGTGGCAAGTGCCGCTTCCGTTCCGAAGCGTTCCTTAAAGTAATCCGGGCGTGTACCCCAGACGAATCGCGCTAAGGCCGGCGCGTTATCAACCCCCGGACCGGCGGCACGCTGTCCAGGAACCACGACCATGCGTGCCATTTGAGTCTCAGGGTCCGTAATAATCTGGTAAACAAGACCGCCCACCAACTCCAGATCGGGTTTTAGCTCCTCAGCAGCGCCACTCTCGAAATACCTGAGCAGGTCATCTAGGTCCATATCCGTACTCAGGTTGAACGTGCCGAACGGCAGCTCATACGGAATCGTGTTAGCCCCGGCTGGAACGGCATTGATATTTACAGGGCCGCCATCGAGGTGGGCAGTCGCTTGCGCGATTAGGGTTGGGAGGTCATCCGCACCGGGCATACCCGACCGGAGCACCAGGGTCGTTACCGACTCCACCCCAAGCTCCCCAAGGAGCGGATGGCTTGTAATCATGGCCTGTGCCAGGGACCGTGCCTGTGCCGGGTCGTCCTCTGGGTCTGGCCCCTCCGGTTCTGTTGTTGGCGCTGTCGGGTCTGGCGTGCCTGGCACGCGCACTAACGTAAAGCCGGTATCCGAAGTGGGATCAGGGACTTGGATATAGGGTATATTGCCGATCATCTGTATTTTCGGTGGCGAGTCTTCGGCCTCAGCTCCAAGCCCGAGGTCGTTGTACACATCGCGCGCATGCTCTTGTAGATCAGCCTCCTGGTCATTCGTCAAGCCGCCTACGTCGCCCGGGGTAAGATTCAAGAGAGCGCAATGTTCAAATCTTAAATTGCCCTCATCGGCCCCCCACGATTCCTCAACTAAACAGGTGTTATACGACGCTAGACTCATTGCCTGGCCTCCCTGATACGACGGCCGCTGGCCACAATCTGTTCCTCGTTGCGTTCACTGCTTAAGTTCAGATACCCGAACTTACTTGCCTGCTCCGCCAACCCATCTATCGCGTGGTCTCCAACCCACTCTTTTTGCATCCCGCCACGCACCAGCATGAAATCTTTATAAACCTTAAATTTCACGATCATTTCGACCGCTTCCTCAAAGGCCTGGCCCTTGAATTCTGGTTCAAGGGAAGTCACAAGCTGATCAATCTTATGCCTATACCAGGCACCATAAGTTGCAAATTCTGCCATAGCAGGATTGCTGGCCTTCACCACCGCCCACGCACGGGGGCGAATCTCGTAGAACCCCGACTGCGCCAGATTCAAGCGCAGGTCGCGAAGTTCCACATAGAGTCCGGGAGCGTCCGGATCTGTAACAGCGTAGATGTTCTCCAGCAATAAGGCGGTGTGGTCGGCGCCAATCTCCGCGAAGAGTGCGCTGTGGAGTTCATCAACGATTTCGCTGGCTGGGCGTTCCGGTGTCTCGGCCGCGTCTGCTTCGTCGAACGCGTCGAAGTAGCGTTCGACGTTCTTCTGCCCCTCCGTCTTCCCCGCTGGGAAGTCCGGCGGAAACGCCTCGATGACCGCGCGTGCATCACGCTGAATGCGGTCTGCCCCGGTGCGGAATTCGCGAGGAAGAATCTTGGGATCGTCCTCCACCAAGGCGCGAATAGCTGCCCGCGCCTCGCCTGCTGTGACGATCGCAATAGCCTCTGCATCCTCACCGCCTATCTGCGCCGCCGCCTCCTCTACTTGTTCGCGGTCAATTCGAGCAAGAGCTTCACGCTCCTCCGGGGAGGCCAAATCCTTGAAGGTCTTCCGACCGGCAGGCTGGCTACTGAAGTCATCGAACCCTCCCGACGCCGCTATCGAGTGCCTTTCTTTTTCAGGGACACGAGGCCAGATGTCCTCGTAGATCTCAATCTCTTCCTCACTCAGGCTCCGCAACCGAACACTGCTGCCCAAGAACTCGCCGGCACTCTGCACCAAGATGTCCGAGGCCGACTCCCCTGCGAAGACTCCTCGCGTGACACTCTGCGCCGTCAGCGGCAAGCCGCCGGTCACCGTGTGCCCCAGGCCCTGCACGACATTCATCGGGAAGTCCCCGGTTACGATCCGACGCCGAGTAAATGTCTCTCGGTTTTTCAACAGCTCCGCGGGAACCTCAATCCCCGGTGTCGCACGATTGAGTAGCCAACTCGGTATACCGGCAAACGGTACGGGAACTTTCCCAATGCCCGACACCTCGATGTCCTTCGGGAGAACCGCTCGAATAAAACTGCGGAATGGTCCACCAAGCGGAATGCTTGCGCCCGTGCCCGGAAAGGTCAACTTCATCTCACGCAATGCCTTGAGGATCGCTTGATCAACCGGCTTCCCCGTCATCAGTGCGTCGAGGGCTGCTGATGTACCAGCCAGGAAAGCCACCGTTCCCGCCATCCTGGTCATCACTCGCACCGCGAGCTGCTCTTTTGCTGTCAGCGGTTGGCGAAGACCGAGTTTCACAAGCCCCACAGAAGCTTCGTTCATCAGGGCGACTGGTTGACGCAGGAACGCGATCGAGGTGAATGGTGCGCGCCGTGCCGTTGCCGTCGCCGCAGACTCCCCCAACCGACTGCGGTTCAGCAGCGGAATCATTTTGGACACGATATCGGAGGCAGCCGCATAAGCCTCGTCTCGCGATGCCCCAGCCCGCATTGATGTCTCGGCAAGTTCCTCGAATGACGCCATCATGTTCGAGAGCTGGGCATTGAACATGCCCTCTGTGCCCTGGGTGTAGAGCTTCCCGAAATCTTTGCCAAATACTGTCGGTAAGCGTGACAGCAAACCTGGAGAAAACTCTTGCGGTAACGCCTGCCCTGGTGCTAGCGGACGCCCGAAGTAGAATGTAAACGCCTCCGCAGCCTCGGGGTTTGCGCGAATCTGCTCCGCCAGATGTTTCGCGCGGAACGCATTGAATGGATCTCGTGCGCGAGCAGCGCCCGTTCCCATCCCATAGAGACGCTTGGTCGCAAGCCACGGATGGAAGAGGAAAAAGAGGGAGCCCTGGACTCCCAGGACCGGCGAGAAGTCACCCGCGAGGACCGTCGCGTTGATTTCGGTCAGTACCTTGACAAGCGGGTTGTTACCCGTCTTGAACAACTCCTGAAGCTGTTTCGCCTCCTCAGCCGGGAAGTACTTGTTGACGCCCCCACCTACCCGCACAAACCCTGGGCGAGGGCGCGCGTTTTGCAAGTTCCCGCCTACCTGGCGCAACTCCGCCTGAATACTGTTCATCTCCGCATTCAGTCGCGGCAGATTCAGTCCGCGTGCGGCCGCCTCCGCCGTGTCAGCACTGGTACGCAGTGGTCGTCCTAGTGCCGCCGCCAGCGTGGCATAGTCTTCGGGATCAGCCGCCGAACCAAAGAACACCTGCAACGCCTCATCGCGCTCGGCGGACACGCCATTGATCAAACCCTGCAATTCACGCAAGCGAGTCCGCAATACCCGGTCTTGGGCCACGAGTCCAGGATATCGTGGCGCGACAAGATCCATCTTTGTCTGGCCACCAAGGCCGGCACGGAGCACCTCCGCACTCGCCAGTGCCGACTTCTCCGCATCCATCACGGATAAAATCTCAGGCAGATTGACGGAGGGTTGGAACAATTCGTCCGGTGGGATATCTGCGCCTTCACTGATTCGGCGCAACTCGCCTGCCAAGCGATCCTGCGCGGTCAGGTGAACGCGCGCACGACTCGATTGCCCAGCAAAATACTGCGTGTCGGCGGCGGCCGCTTTGACCTGCGCTTCTAACACGGCAGCAGGTTGCGTCTCAATATGCTTAAGGAACGCCGCCCCATCAGGCACCTGGACCTGTCCGAGTTCCACACCGAACGAGCCGCGTACGAGATTGAGTAGATCGTCGTTGCGCGTATTCAGCTCACGGATGAACGCACGCTGCGTCGGGTTCAGGTCGTAGCCC